TTTTAGTCGCTCCAAGTAAAGAACAAAGTCCATTGCTTCTTCCTGTGCGTGTTGTAGCCATTCTAACGTGCTTAAATCAGTTCGTTCTAACGTTGTTTTGTATTTCTTCATTCCTGCTTCGGATCGTTCTTTAAATCGCGCCATAACGCTTAAAACGTTTTTGTCTTGTATTTGTATGTCCATAGTTAAAATTTACCTCGTCCTGTGAATATTTGACATTTTATTACTTCTTTGTTTATAAAACAAAAGTAGTTCCATAGTTTTTTAATTCGTGTTTTCATATTGCCCAAGTTATAAATTTTACAAAACCTATTATTGCAAAGGTGTAAACTATTAAAGTTAAAATAATTGCGATTGTTTTTTCTTTCATATTTTTATATTATTGTCGTTAATAAATTCGTTTAGTTTTTTCCTTACTTCAAACATTGCTTCGTTACCGTTGTATTTGTATTCGCTTCTTAACCAATTGTCAAACTCCGTAAGTGCTGAATAATAATTAATTCCGTTGGTTGCAAAGTCAAAATCTTCTTTGTCTTCAGGCAGGTTAAATTCAAGTATTGCTTTCATATTGTTTCGATTAAATTGTTAAAATAAATTCTTGCTTCTTCAACCTTGTTTTGTATTTCCCAAATTACTGTTTCATCTCGTTCAATTTTAAAAACTTTAACTTTTGTTGCGTCTGGAAGGTGGTCAAAGTTATGTTTCTTTTCTACGTATTCTCGTATTTCTGCATCTTCGTCAATTTTAAAATGTTTCCAGTGTTCCCTGCGTATTTCGTCTTCAACTATTTCTAACGGTGTGTTTACTAAACAATAACAAAGTAACGCTTCAGTCTTGCCTGTTAGCCACATATAGCCCTGTAATTGATAGTAGTAATCTTTTGTAGGTATTTCATCTTCAAAGAACGGAAAAGTATGTGCTTCGTAACTGCATTTTATGTCAAGTAAAATTTCATTCGTGTTTACGTCAGGTGTTCCTGTTATCCATTCGTTGTTAAAGTGTTCTTCGTTCTTAAATATAAACCCTAAACCTAAAACATCGTTTACTAAACTAATTGCTTCGTCTTCGCATTGTAAACCTTTGTCGGTGTATCTACTTGAAAATTCTTTTTTAATTCCGTATTTGTGTTCTAAAACAAGTTCTTGGATGTAACTCTTTGCGGTCTTGCTTAATATTTCGGTCTTGGTGCGTGGAGCGGTCATTAACCGCCCCAATGCTGAACAACGTATTTTCATACTTCTAACGTTTTTAATTGTGCAGGTGTTAAACTAAACTTTGTTGTTAGTTCTTCAACTGTATATTCTCCTTTGCTAATTGCGTCAATAGCTTTTTGAAAACGTGCGTTGTCTATTGCTTGTTTTTTAGGTTCGTGTTTTACTTGTTCTCCAGAAGCGTCCGTGTCTTTGTCCGTAACTAAACCAAGCATTGAACTTAAAGCGTAACGTCTTAAGTAAGTAATTGCACTTCCTAAAACTTGGAACTCGTTCATTCCTTTTAAAATTACTCCTTGTGGAATATCAATTTTACTTTCGATACTTTCAGCACTTTCAACGTGAAATAAACAGGTTGCAATTTGTGTTCCGTTAATTAATTGTGTAAACCCTAATCCGTGTTTTTTTAGTAGTGGGTTAATTACTTCAAAAATTTTTGGAAGGTCTGCGTAAGTGTAACCGTAACCTTGTGTTGCTTTGTGAATAACAGGAACTTCTTGTTGGAACTCTGCTAAACTTTTAAATAAATGTTTCATAGTTAAATAATTTAAGTTAATAATATATGCAAATATAAATAAAGTTATTTAATAAACAACTATTTTTTTAATTTATTTTTATAAATTTCTATTAATTCTTTTAGTTCGTCTTTTGTCCATTTTTTTACATCGTGTGCTTTTGCCTGAAGCTCCATTAATCTTTGCGCTCCTATTCGTTTTTCAATGCCTATTTGATAGTTCAACAAGTTACCGCTTAAGTAAGTGTTACAAGCTTCGCATTGCAAGTGTACGTTGTCTTCGTTAAACCTTACGTTACTATGTCCACCCTGTGAATAATAGTGTCCTGCGTTTTCTTTTTTAGGCGGTTTGTTGCACGATATACAATTTAGTCCAGCGTCACGAACACGAATAAATTTATTGAACACCTGTTGCGCTATTTTTAAATAATCGTTTGCGGTTTTTAAGTTCTCAACTAACTTTTTTTTCTTCTTGTTCCATTCCTTTAACTTTTGCGCTTCAACCATTGCTTTTATACATTCGTTTTTTAAACAAAACTTTTGTAGTGTGCTGAACGGTGTAAATTCTTCTTTGCAGTTAAAACATTTTTTAGTTCGTGTTTTCAAAGTTCTGCGTCGTTAAATTCAATTATTTTTTTTAAGTCTTTTACGTCCTGTTTCAACTCTAAATTTATATGCTGAAGGTCAAAGTTAATTTGTCTTGTCGCTCTAAATTCTTTTTCTAACGTTTGGTAAACAACCATTGCTTTTTTTATTTCGTACAAACTTTGTTCCATTGAACTTATTAAGTCTGTTCGGTTAGGATGTTTCGTTTTTATGTCTTCAATGCTTACTTGTAATTTTATACAAGTGTGGTTTAAGTTTATTCTACTGCTCAATAATTCAAGTTCCATTTTAAAAAAGTTTTAATTGTTTCATAGTTGTATATCCGTTTAATACTCGCTCCGTGTTTTTGTCAATAATATCTGCAAATTCTATTTCGCAAAAAGTACCGCAGTCTGGAACTATTGGCGGTTCGTGTTTTCCTTCGTTCGGTTTTAAATCTTTTAAAAATTTATTTTTTATGCAAGTCGCTCCAATTTTTTGTTCTAAATTACTCATTTTTTCAAATGTTTCTGGAAAGTGTTTTCTAACGTGGTTCCAATAACCTTTGCCACCTTTAACGCACCCAATACAATTATTATTGTGAAAACCTAACTCATACATTTTAGGTAATTTAATTCCGTTAATTAACAAAATTTCTGCACATTGACTTTTAGTTATTTTTCTATCAATTAAAGGGTATAAAGGTTTAACATCAGAATATTGTTGACTAAACCTAATTGCTCTATTTATTTCTTTTTTTTCAAATTCAAAACCAAATATTTGTCCGTCAAAATTATTGCTTTTTTCAATTGCAAACCTTACATTTTTTTTTAAGTGCAAAGTGCAAGGCGCACCATTAACTCCGTTTACATATTTAATTTTTTCAATTACTTCAAACTGGTCTTTAAATTTTGTTGACTGAATTTTATTTATTTTTTTACCAATCCAATTTTCGCAATCTAAAATAAACCGTTCGTTGTCTTCGTGCGCTGAATTAATAACAATATAAAATAATTCAACGTTGTCTTTTCCGTATTCATCTACTGCAAGTTTACAAGCTACTGCGCTTGTTACTCCACAACTAAACCAAGCTACTTTCATTTTAAAAAGGTTTTAAGTTAATATTATTTGTTGGTCTGAACTCCGAAATTACGTCTTTTCCGTAAACTTTAAAACCTAAACCGTAATTGTATTCGCAATAAACAGGGTCGTTAAGTCCAGTATGTTTTCCGCCTGTGTCTACGTCTTTAATTTTTTCAGTTGAAACCCACGTTACATATTTCATTACATCGTGTTTTATTAGTCTGTGAACTACTATCATATCATCGCATCTGTTTGTAAATGCTTTGCCACCTTCTACGTGGTCTTTTAACGGTGCTTTTAAATGTCCTTTAAAGTCTCCGTCTGCGTAAATATTTGTACTACGTCCGCTTTCAGTATTCGGATGAGTGTTTATGTAAATTGTCATTCCTGTTTTGTTTACAAATTCTCGTGCTGCGTTCATAAATTGATAGTTACCTTCGTAAGTCATATTTCTATCAAGTCCGGTAAATGGGTCTATTAGTGCAACATCGCATTCGCTTTGTTCAAATATTTTAAATAGTTCTTCGTGTTTATACAGGCGGTCGTTTTTTACAAATGTAAAGTATTGTTCCAAGTATGCTGAGTAGTTTCTTATTTCATCGTGTGTTAATTGTTTAAAATTAATTCCTGCATACATTTGTATTAAGTCTCTCAAAATTTGCCCGTGCTGGTTCTCACCGCTCCAAATAATAAACTTTAATTTGTGTTTAAGTGCAAGTGCTAAAAAATACCAATTAATAAAATAAGTTTTGCCTACGTTGTCGTGTCCTAAAATTATGCAAACTTGTTTACGTTTGAATTTTAAATATTCATCAAGTCCATTTCCAAGTTCTAAACCG